GGTGCGAGTCTTGACAAGTTCTTCTAAAGTGTGATATAAATATAGTTAGATAATTAAATAGTGAGTATACAATGATACTTTTGGACTTAAATCAGGTTATGATTAGTAACTTGATGATGCAACTCCAAAATAACAATGATGAAATAGAAGAGGGTATGATACGTCATATGGTTCTTAATTCTATTCGTCTATACAATGTTAAGTTTGGAGAAAAATACGGAGAAATGATAATCGCTTGTGATGATAAGAATTACTGGCGAAAAAATATATTTCCGTATTACAAAGCACACAGAAAAGCAGATAGAGAAAAGTCACCTTTAGATTGGAATAACATATTCAGTATTCTCAATAAAATACGTGACGAACTCAAAGAAACATTTCCTTGGAAAGTTATACAAATCGATACGGCAGAAGCAGACGATATCATTGCTACTCTCTGTAATCGTTTTGGTAAAACACTCAAAGCAGAAGATGATATAGACATACTAATTATATCTGGTGATAAAGACTTTGCACAACTACAAAAGTATGCAAACGTAGAACAGTATTCACCAGTGACTAAGAAGTGGATACGTATCAGTAATCCTGAGTCTTTCTTACGAGAGCATATCATGCGAGGCGATAGAGGTGATGGTGTGCCTAATTTTCTATCAGCAGATAATGTTATAGTTACAGGTGCTAGACAAAAACCTCTTGCATCGAAGAAGATAGAGAAATGGATAGGTTTAGATCCTAGAGATTTTTGTAATGAAGTTATGCTAAGAAATTATAAGAGAAATGAATCTCTAGTTAATCTAGATTTAATACCTTCAGCTATCGTTAATCAGGTAAATGAAAAGTATGATAATTATAAAATACCGCCAAGAAGTGGATTACTAAATTATTTTATAAAGAATAGATTGAAACTACTTATGGATAAAATTGGAGAATTTTGATGCCAGCAAAATCACTACATAGTGTCTTTTCTGAAAATGAAAAGATAAAAGGAAAGATTGAACGTGTAAGACATATGAGAGAAAACTACACACCAGCGATGGGTATAGTTTTAGAGTTTACATATAACCCTGCAAATAAATGGTTACTACCAAAAGGTAAACCTCCTTACAAAAAGAATGAAATACCATGGGATAATCAAGGACAACTTCATCATGAAGTTCGTAGGTTTTATCTCTTTACAGAAGGCGACACTGAAGCACAAAAAAATCTAACTGCTTTGAGAAGAGAAACATTATACATTGACATGCTAGAAAATTTACCTGATGAAGAAGCACAAATATTATTAGGTATGAAAGAAGGTAAACTACCATACAAAGGTATTACTAAGAAGTTTGTAATGGATTGTTTTCCTGGTATGTGTGAGACTTGGGAATAAAATGTTTAAGCTAGTTTTCGTATTAATGATAATGAATGGTTCAGAAGTAGAGGCAGAACTAACATATTCTAGTATGCAAAAGTGTATCTGGTATGCGAGTCAAATTAATGTACACGAAGATAGATTAGTAGGTAATTATTCAGCATGGTGTAAACCAACTGTTGTAGAGCAAGAAGAAGAATGATATACAGAAGAATAATAAAGACTTGCACATGGCAACTTTTAGGTGTTGCATGGTTTATGAGTTATGCAGTAGTTACGGGTGGTGACTTGATGTACACATTAGGATTATCTCTTGCAAGTATACCAGCAGGAAGTATAATGTTTTATTGTCATGAATGGGTATGGGATAAATTAAAATAAGGAAAATGAAATGATATATGGTTGGATTTTAGTAGCAGTTGTAATGAATGCTGATGGTACACTTGAAGGACAAGGTTTAGATTACTTTGATGAATATGAAGCTTGTTATGAAACAGTTGTAGAGTTATCTACAATAGGGCAAGGAACTGGTTACACCTGCATAGATGATTATGTTGATGTTAGGCATGAGATTTAAACTCTTTATAGGACACTATAAAGAACTTAGAAAGAAAAGAAACAAACTACCATTCTCTCATTTCTTACTTTCACAGATACCTCTTGGTGCATATCACCCAAGTTATTCTATGTGGAACTGTATGATATGGGCTTGGGCTAATAGTAGAACACATAACGTAGACGGAACTTATCTATGAGAAGAAATAGAAAAGTAGATCCGAAAGACTATATAAAGATACGAATAGAGCAACTAAAAGAAGAGCGAAAAAAATCTGAAGATAGAATGACTCAAATGTGGATATATAAAATAATTAGTGAACTACAATACGTTCTTCAGATAATGGAGAAAAGAAGTAATGGATTATCCTGATGGTTTTAGCAATGAATGGAGAGATTATATGACATACGATAAAGCTACAGATCCAGATGCTGGATTGAAACTAGATGAAATCAGAGAAACGATACTCGATTCAGAAGAGGCTTTCACATTAGACTTTACTTCTAAAAAGAGAGAAGGTTTTACATCTACAACTGATCATGCTATGCGACATGAGATGCAACGAATGGCTGACAAGATTAATGAACTTGAAAAAAGAATAAATGAATTAGAAAAACCAATAGAGGATTATTTAAAATGAGTACTGCTTTTATTATAGGAAATGGACCTTCTAGATTAGAAATAAATCTACACGATTTAGTTGGTAAAGGTAAAATATATGGGTGCAATGCACTCTACAGAGATTTTGATAAGTTTGATTATCTTATTGTGATTGATGAGCAGTTTAAGAAACTCATAGAAATGGGTGGTGGAGAAGGCGTAGTAGAAGGTACTAAACTCATATTACCACCAGATGAAGAGTGTGTAGAAGAGACTACAGGTAGACGCTCAAACGCAGGAATGAATGCGATGCGAGAAGCTATACGACATGGTGCTACAAAGTTGTTCTGTTTAGGTTTTGATTTTGTCATGACAGATGAAAAGAAAAATACAGATAACATATATAAAGGTAGTGAAGGTTATGGTGAAGAAACTCATGCTACATACGAAGATAGTAAGTATAGAGTTAATTATCTAAACTGGTTTATGAAACAATACAAAGATGTTAGGTTTACATTTGTTGTGCCTGATGGCTCTCAGTTGTTCAATATAGGTTTAGATGTAGATAATTGTTTTGGTATTACAACAAAAAAATTTAACGAACACTACGGAGAACAAGTAGTTGTGGAAGAGACTAAAGAAGCGAGTTAGAAGTTTATGGAATGTTGATACAATTATCGACATTACAGTTGACTTTTTATTATTGATTCTTGACGTTATAACTTCACCAATATTGATTGTTATTAGATTGATACGACACTTTTTCAATAACTGGATAAAGAAAAGTATTAAGAGATTTTTAAAATGGTTCGCTCATAAAGTTCTGCGACTACCATGATAATCAATGCATGAGATAAGAGAGTCCGCACAATTAAAAAGATTACTATTCAGATTAACAATGTTATCGGTGTTAGTTTGTTTTATCTTGACAAAGCTAACGGAGGAGTTTATACTAGGTATAGAACAAGTATGGTTCTACCAATTGATTGATTATATTATGAGAGGTAATTTATGAATATATTTTATTTAGATCCAGATCCAGTAAAGTGTGCTAGAATGCATGTTGATAAACATGTTGTCAAAATGATTGTCGAGTACGCTCAATTACTGTCTACTGCACATAGAGTTCTAGATGGTAATGAGAGTATAGAACTATCTAAGAATGGACGTAAAATCAAAAGATATAGATTCGATGACAACTACAAAGAAGCTACTTATTATCTTGCTTGTCACATTAGCCACCCATCTGCCGTATGGGCTAGACAATCATCACTAAACTACAGATGGCTCTATGATTTGTTTGTTGCGTTATGCGATGAGTATACATATCGATATGGTAAAAGACACTCTACAGATGAAAAGCTTAGAGTTGCTTTAGCTATGAAACCTATAAATATACCAGAGAAAGCATTTACACAACCCACACCTGCGATGAGTCATTATCCAGATTGCATAGTTGAAGGCGACTCACTCAAGTCATATCACAACTATTACATACAAGCAAAGAACTCTTTCGCAAAGTGGACAAAGAGAAGTGTCCCAACATGGTACCAATTAGCTTAACAAAATCAGCCGAAGAGTATCTTAAAAAAGTAGGCAACCCGAATGTATCACTCACTGTCAAAGGTGGTGGTTGTTCGGGTTTTCAGTATGAATGGGGTGTAACAGATGAACCAGCTACAGTAGGCAATTTATATTTAAATCCTATAGCAGAAATGTTTGTATTTGGTTGTACCATAGATTATGTAGAAGAACTTGGTGGCAGTTATTTAAAAGTAGTTAACCCAAATGCAAAGGCGAGTTGCGGTTGTGGTGAGTCCTTCGCAGTATAAATATGATATGATGAACAAGGAGTATTAATGCCTTTATATACATTTATGAACAAAGACACAGATGAAGTCTTTACCGAAATGATGTCTATCTCTCAAAGAGAAGAATATCTTTCGCAGAATCCAAACATCACCCAACAAATTGTGAAAGTTAATATGGTAAGTGGCACTGGACTAAAGAATGATGGAGGGTGGAACGAAAACCTCTCCCGAATAGCAGAAGCACACCCTAACTCAGCACTAGCAGATAAGCTTGGTGGTAGAACTACCAAACATGCTAAAGCTATGTCTACACTAGAAAGCCACGGTGTAAGAAAGGGTACTTACTCAAACATAAAGGAGAAGCCATTGTCAGCAAACGATTAACAAGGAGTATAAATGTCTCACAATCTCTCATTTTTTCAAAACAACATAGTAACATTATCGAATAAACAAAAGAGAAGACTAAAGAAAGTAAATACAGGTTTAAGAATAAAAGAAATAGAACCTATTACGAAAACGCAAGAGAGAGTATTTAATTCATATTATAGTGGTAAAAATATAATGTGTCATGGTGTAGCAGGAACTGGTAAAACATTTATCGCAACATATCTAGCAACACAAGAAGTATTGAGTAATTATAATGACACACATAGTTTACATATTATAAGAAGTGTAGTACCAACAAGAGACATGGGATTTCTTCCTGGTAATCAAAGAGAAAAATCAAAAGTGTATGAAGCACCTTACTATGCAATCTTTACAGAATTGTTTCAGAGAGGTGATGCTTACGAGATACTCAAAGGACGTGAGCAAGTACACTTTACAACAACATCGTTTATAAGAGGCTTGACTATCAACGATGCAGTTGTTATAGTAGATGAATGTCAGAATATGACATATCATGAGTTAGATAGTGTAATCACAAGATTAGGTGATAATTGTAAAATAGTATTTTGTGGTGACTTTAGACAAAGTGATTTTAGATTTCAAGATGAACGTGAAGGCGTGATAGAATTTATGAAAGTAATTAAAAGAATGAAGTCATTTGATTTTATAGAATTTGATAAACATGATATCGTAAGGAGTGATTTGGTGAAAGAATATATTATTTCAAAACTCGATCTTGGAATGAGTTGACGTTTAATCATTTAGGGATTGATATACCTGAAATCAATACTGAAACAATAGATGGTAAAAGATACTATGTGACACCTACAGGTGAGAAGTATCCATCTATTACAACAGTTCTAGGACATTTCAATAAGAAAGCAATATGGGAGTGGAGACAAAGAGTTGGCGAAAAAGAAGCTAACAAAGTTTCCACTCAAGCATCACGCAGAGGTACTAAAGTACATCAGATGTGCGAAGACTTTATCAACAATGAACTTGATGAAAAGAAGTTCATGCCATCTGATAGAGAAACTTTCAACACTATAAAAGATATACTCTCAGAGAATATAAATAATGTTAGAGTTCAAGAAGCTACTCTGTACTCAGACTACTTACGAGTCGCTGGACGGGTAGATTGTATCGCTGACTGGAATAATAGGCTTTCTGTCATCGATTTTAAGACTTCCAGAAAACTTAAAAAGAAAGAATATATTACGAATTATTTTCAACAAGGTTCTGCCTATTGTGTTATGTATGAAGAACGAACAAAAACACCAATTGATCAAGTTGTGATAGTCATTGCAGTAGATGGTGAAAGTCCTCAGATATTTATAGAAAAAAGAGATAACTGGATACTTTCTACACAAAAAAAGATAAAGCTATACGGAGAGTATCATGATAAAATATCTTAGTTTATTGGTGTTTGTATTTTATGTAAGTTGTGGTAGTATGTCATGGGGACAAGATTTAACAAAGTTACATAAGATGTTTGAAGAAGGCGAAGTAGCGAATGCACAAAAGCCTATTGTATGTCAACACCCAGATTATGTGGTGAAAGTTCTCACAGATGAATGGGGAGAGCAACCAATCATGACATGGAATAATGTTTCTGTACGTGAGAATGGTATGCTTATGAAAACTACAATAGCATTTGGTTTGAACAAAGAAACGGGTACATGGAGTTTAGTAGAGTTTATAGATGAAGATTGGGCTTGTTTTGTTGGTAATGGTTGGGGATTAGAAATTTTTTCAGATAGTGGTGAAAAATTATTTAAGTTTTGACTTGACTTTTAACGAATCATATGCTATAAATAAAGAGTTCGTTGAGACTAAGATGAAACTAGACTGGACATGGGGGCGGTACCCATCGCCTCCACCAAGAATGCTTGCTCAGTACAACGCCTTCGTAGCTTCACAAGAGACAGTTCTTGAGACAGTTCGATGAAGACAAGAGTGGTAAGACACTTTAGAGTTTTTTGATAGTGGCGTATCAACAAGTATTCCTGTGGGGGCGAAATAGGATCGACAGGTAGGTAGTAGGTTAGTGGAGAACATTAAACTAAATGCAAACGATGATTTTGCACCTGTGGATTACGCACTAGCGGCTTAATCGCACCGAGTTTAGAGAGTGTACTTGGGAACAGAAACACTCTCACAGAATTTGCGAGTGTAGTATAATGGCATTATGTTTGGTTACCAACCAAAAGACAGAGGTTCGAATCCTCTCATTCGCTCCAAGATTTACTCTGACGGGAGTAAACGTGGTGCAAGGAAGAGTCCTGATGACAAGAGGGACGAACTTGACTACTTAGGGGTGGTACCCAGGATTTGAAGAATGAATACTTAGAAATAAGGGCTAGTTTAACAAGTTCACATCATCATACCAGATGAAAGTAGGTTCTGGCATAAATGGAAGATATGCTATCTTGTGATGTCAGTTGAGGGTAAAAGCGAGTCCCTCCCACACTAAATTCTTTTGAATTTTAAAAGAGTGTCAGTTACCTCTGATACTCTTTTTTTATTATAAATACTACTAGATTGTATTATATTATTACGTATCGTGACATTTAAGATTGTTTCATTATAATCGTTTTAATTAGTCAAGGTAAAGTAATGATAGATCCAGTATCAGCAATGGCTGTAGCAGGCACTGCATTCTCAGCAATCAAGAAAGGCATACAACTCGGTAAAGATGTCGAGTCTATGTATGGTGATATTGGTAGGTGGATGGGTGCAATCTCTGATGTTAATCAAGCAGAGAAAAATGCAAAAAATCCACCATTCTATAAAAAAGTATTTAATGGTTCATCAATAGAAGAAGAAGCAATGAACGCCTTTGCCGCCAAGAAAAAGGCAGAGGAAATGGAATATGAACTCAAGCAGTATATCATGTTTACACATGGAGCATCTGCATGGGACGAACTGATTCGAATGCAAGGTAAGATTCGTAAAGAACGTCAAGAAATGATTTATGCTAGAGAAAAGCAAAGAGAAAAAATAGTTAATATCGTAATATGTACTATAGGTATTGGACTTATAGTTGCAATGCTAGGTTGGTTCGCATGGTTCGTTTTTCAAACAAGTCACTTGTTCGCAGGCTTTCGTTAATACTTTCAATCAAAATAATATTGCTACTCGCATTCCTCATTCCAAACTACGCTTGGGGTGATAGATTCGGTAATGAAAGTAAAACGCCTAATATAATACAATGCTTCTCATGTTATATGAAGAAGTTCAGCGATTGGACGTGGGAACAAGAAAAGAGATTGGGTAAGAGAGAAGATCCAAAGTATGTTACTTGCAGACGATACAAAAGAAAAACGGCGAAGAATGGACAACAAGTCTGTATATACAAAGGAGCAAATAGTACATATACTTTGGTAGTTGAGGGGCAATGTCCAAACGAGTACCGATGTAAATACGATCCTCACGGTGATGAACCTAATATTGATAGTGTAGTTGACTCATTAAACGATTCATTTAAGAAATAGCTTGACAATCAACAACTAATCATATAAGGTGTAACCATGATATTAGAAACAGCATTTATGTGTTTAGCACTCAATACTTACCATGAGGCAAAGAATCAATCAATGATAGGACAGATTGCTACGGCACAAGTAGTTATGAATCGTGTTGCAGATGATAGATATCCCAACACAGTTTGTGAAGTAGTCAAGCAAGGACCTCATCGTCCTTCTT